GTGTACGCTATCTGCACATCATAGATACCGGCGCCGCACGGATAATTGTACACAGTGTTTTGCGTAAAATATTCTTCTTCCTCAACCCCGCTGATATAGATCCGCATCCCTGTACAGCCGGTCGGAATGGACGACGTACTGATGGAAAAGCCTCCCAGCTTTCCGGTCAGTTGCGGACTTCCCGGCTTGGACGGTGTTGCCTTGACGTATTCCAATTTCGCCGGTGCGCTGTATTTACCAAGCACAGACCGGGCATACAAATAAAGCGTTCCCGTACGGCTCGTAACAGGCACAGCCGTTGACGTCCCGCTGGTTCTCGCCAACAGGTTGTCATCCTCCACGCCAACAGACGTGTTCGTTCGTATCTCATAATACTGGATGTCGGCATTGGACACATCTTTCCAAGACGCCATACACCCGTCTTTCAGAAACTTGAGGCTGAACCCGTCCGGCGTATTTGGAGTTTCGGTCTTTGCTGTTGCCACCACATCCACATAGGGGGAGAAACCCGCTCGATTGGTGTTTCCCAGCGAATCCTTCGTCACCACCGCAAACCGGTAAGTATCTCCTGTGATCACATCCGGCATTGTAAAATCGGTATATCCACTTCCTGCGTATTTCCAGTCATTTTCAAACCCCAATTCGTTGACGGCTACGCCCTGGGTCATTAACAAATCCGTTACCTGCGCATGGTTGGTCTTATACCATATGTCGCAACTCTGGTAGTTACTCAATAACGGCGGCGTCCACAAAAGATGTATTTCATACCGTTCTTCTCCATTCTTCACACCACGATAGCGTGTATAACCCGTAAGATTGGTAACATTTGGTAACGCGCCCTCTCCTGTAGGATAGATCGGTCCTACCTGTGAGCCGGTGGATTGGTTTACTCCCAGCACAGTGATAACCTTGACGAAATAGGTGGTGTCTGCTAATACGTCAAGTTCGCAGGAGTTTTCCTTTACGCCACTCTTACCAATCTTCCAGGTAACGCCGTCCGTTGATAGCAGTACCGTATAGGTTCCACCATTGTCCGGCACGTTCCAACTGCATCTTAGTTTTCCAACCTTCTCACCAAAGGAATTTCTGGATTGCGTTATTCCCGCCACTAACCCGGTTACATTCTTCGGCTCTCCACGCCACGTGGAATAATTAATAACCGGCACATCGTAGTTCTCATTGAAGATATTCTCGTTGTACTCAAGGCAGGTAATCCTGCGTGTAAAATCCTGCGCCCTGGTAATGCCTTTTACCACGAAAGGCTTGCTCCCGGTGGATGCTGCTGCAAGGTCGAACACATCCCCGGCCTTCGGTTTGTCATTGGTCGGGATCGTGCCGGATACATTGACTGTTGTCCAGCCGTCAGCAGAAGAAACAACGGTACACGCCCTTGCGTAGAGGTTATCTTTTTCTGTCCGCCATTGGATACGATAAGACTGCGTCAGGTCCTCCAACTCTACCGGCAATACAAATTGCTTGTTACTGACGCTATGGATACGTCCGCTGTTCGCCCATTTTGGCACATCGTGGCTTACTAAAACCACATCACCAACGGTACAGGCTATGGCGTCGATCCCGGCTTCAAAGGAGACCGTGCGAAGCAGGTACCGGTTGGTGTACAATTGATACTTCCCTTCACGATAGGCCTGTCGGTAATCCACAATACCGTCAAGCGTCATCTGGGCCGTCTTAACGTATCCGTCAGTATCGTATGTGTCACCATAAATGGTCAGCACATCACGTTCATAGCCCGCGTCCTTGTTGGTAAATGTGATTTCCACACAGTTTGCCCGATCAGATATCTTCAAAAACTCCTCGTTGAACGTACCTTGTTTAATATTGCCCATTCCAAACATCTGAACCGGCGTCTGCACATGATCATAGATGCAGCCGAACTTTGTGCCGAACCGCACCACCAGGCCATGCCCTATCGGTGCGATCTTCTGGTTTACCATCTCCAGCACTTCCCCGGACGTGTTGATCTCGATATTAACTTTATAGTTCTTTTCCACACACCATGCCGCCCATTCCGCGAAATCATCATAGCGCAGGAGTTCTTTTGCCGCCCCTCGGACCTCGATCTCCATGGCTTTGGTATGAGTGTTCTCCAGTTTTCTTGCCTGGTGGATAAAGTCATAACAAGCCCATGCGGGGTTGTCTGCGGCCTGTTCTTCGTAGGTTTTGGAATAGGGATTGTACACCCATACCGAGCCACGCTCCTTCATAAAGGTCAGTGCGGGGTTTCCGCTTAACTGGTCTGTCGCTTTTGCCCGTATGCCGATCAATGCCTGGCAGGGATAAACGAAGTCGTCATAGACGATAGACGTAATACCCGTCCAATAGATTTCATGCATATCTCTTGTGGCATTGGTATGCTGGAACGCTGTGACCCGTGCACGCACGTTATACGCACCGGACGTGATATTGTCCACACGGATCTCTCTGCGGATAGCTTTGTTGGAATTACCCGTAATGCGTTCCGTGGTAAGCGTAGTCCAGGTCGAAGCAGAGGTCAGCTTGTACTGCACCTGCACATCAACATAACTGTTGTCAAAGCCGCCACTGTCATTGCCATGGTATAAGCCATTGGGAAGTTCAATTTTGAATACCAATCCATCCGTTGCTGTCCCCTGTGCCGTATCCGTGTACCAGGTATTCACCTCGGTCATGTGATAACTTAAATTCTTGGTGAAATAGGTATCATTGAAATACGGAATTACCTCCTGAACGTTTGTCCCACTCCGGATCTCACAGGTGACGGCATCGTAGTTGGCAACAGGATTATCGTTCAGCTTTATGTCGGTGATGGTTAGTTCGCCCTCGCCACAGGCCACCAGCCAGTTCAGGTATTCCTCATCATTTTGGGTGGAAACAAACTTACCGATGGTCTGGCCACCGCTCTTTACCTTGCCGTAGGTTAGTGAAATGGCATTGTTCTGGCCTTCCATCGTCTGTACACCGCCCCAGGAGTACGTCGGTTCGTTGTTTGCGTCAAACGCACCCAGGTCAGTTTTCTGACCCATGAACCGCCCCATGAGGGACGAACCAAGGAACATGACAGCCGCTGCCGCCATATACGCCCCAAGGTGTCCGGCGGCAAAAAATCCGCTGGAAGCAAGCCACCCGCCGCTGGCGATGCCGAACGATACCACAGACAACGCGATGGCGGCTACGATACCCAAGATACCTTTCCCGCCCTTGCCGCCGCCCTTTTCTACCACAGGGTAAATGACGATAAAATCACCGTCTTTGATTTCTGTTTCCTCACAGGTATATCCGTTTACAGACGCTTGCAAGTCCACCCCTGGCATTTTGTACGCTTCGATTAGTTCCGTCAACGTGCCATGCGCTTCGATTACTTTGATCTCCCGTCCATCCTGCGGTGAGAACGGATTTTTAACAATGACAAGAGTTACCATATGACTCACCTACATATTCATAGAACCCAACGATCACCCTCCGCCATGCCGGATTGGACAGCCGGTCAATACACACACCAATACGCTCCCTGGTATGGATGAACCTGTCACCGCCAATGTACACCGCTGTATGGTTTACCACACCGACAGGGCTCCCAAACCGTATCGCAATCAGACAAGGCGCTTTCGGTTCCCTGATCTCACGCCACGGATAGTTATTTACGTTGCCGCTTATCAATTCATTAATGCGGCATATATCGTTGTAGTTGTACTGCATATCATATTCGGGAATGGTGTAGCCATAGCGGCGAAACACTTCCTTAACCAACCCATAACAATCAAATCCTGTGTTTTTATCCCTGCCGCGGTTCACAAACGGGACACCGATCAAGTCAGTATAGTTCATCGTGAGTACACCCCTTTCTGGTCAATACCGGCAAATCCACCAAACCTTGCAGAATTATCATGCAGCCTGCAATCTGCCAAGGTATGCAAGCAGCTTGCCTTGTTTCCGTTGTAGCCACACCGTAACCCCTTGTATACGAACGGACAAGCGTTCTTCATGTAACGATCCAAGGGTCTTCGAGTACGCGCATTATAGGCATTTCCAAGGGTGAAATCGATCCACTGTTCGTCTACCTTGCATGAAAGCACTGTGTAATATTCCTCCAGGTCTGGATCACCGTCCATATTGAGGGAATTCACAACACGGAGAATCACCTCGGTACCCACCCCGCCGCCGCTGTCCTCCACATACCATTGGAAGCCCTGGGCCACATTGCTGACCTTCAGCGACACGTTCGGATCTGTCCCGTCACTGTCCTCGCTGGTCTCCCCGATCTGAAAGGGAAACGCCTGGTAGAGCTGTCCCTTCCAGGTTACGTCCTCGTTGTTGTAGCAGAGATACACCGTGTTCTTCAGCCGTATCTCCAGCAAAATCAGAAAACAGCTGTCGGTCGATAACTTATTCTTTTCAGCCTTAGATATCGCAGATATGGATAGCATGTTTATACCTCCGTCAGTTCGATCGTCCCCGACCAGTAATGAAGCGCCTCGTTGGTCCATTTGCCCACGCGGGTGACGCGCACCTCCACCACTTCCGCGCCGCCCCGATCGTCGACAGAATCGGTATTCGTCCAATTAAAAGACCGTGACGAAAATGACACGGTCTGTGTAATAAAATTCATCAATGTCAGATATTGTTCCCGCGGTAGGTGGTTCCATTTCAGCGTCCACTTGCGCCGGCTCCGGGTGAACTTTTTCCGGGACTGCTGGGACCCGTCCTCAAACTTGGTGATGATGGAATTGTCCTCATATTCACAGTCGAACGGCCATGCCGGCGGGTCTATGGAAGTTGGAAATTGTATAACCATATCAGCTCATCGCCCCTTTCATCGTAGTCCGTATCCCCATCTTGTTCGTTGCGATCGCGTTCAGCATGACGGTGACGATGTAGTTCTCCCCGTCAAAACCGCTGCCTGTCTCCTCTGCCGTCATCGGCACACCGCTTTCATTGGAAATGTTCACGATGACGTTCGGCATACCATTGACCGGGATATTCGTACCGGAGCCCTGCGAAACATAACCGCCCCGGGCAAACCGCCGGAACGTCCCGGCGTTGATGGCGTCCAGCACCGGAAGGCCCACGCGCCGTACCGCATCCGCTTTGATCACATACTCCCCGTCAGAGAGCATGGCCGGTATGCTGTCGGATGTCTCCGTACCGGGGCCAGAGATGATGCCGCCAGAAGCAAAATTGTAATTCAGCCCCAGCGCATTGTGGGCAGCCCCATATGTGTTGAACCCGCCGGAGGCTACGCTTCCGCCACCGCTAAAGAATCCCGGCATGATCCAGTTCAGGAACTGGTTCACCACCTGGGCCGCCATGGTCTCCGCGATGCTTTTCACGATAGAATCCAACAGTCCGTTCAACAGATCCATAAAGGAGTCACTGAAACTTTTCTGCCCGGTCAGCACACTTTTAAAGAAATTTTCAAAACTGTCCTGGCTGTCCATCACGATATCTGCCACCATCTCGCTGGTGGTCCGGTGGGTCAGCAGCCAGTTATCGTAATACCGCTTCATCAAACCCTGTCGGGTGTTGTAGGCATTGAGCGTCGCCGTGTTTTCTTCCGACAATGCCTCCTGGAGTTTTTCCATGGAATTTTCATGGAACGCCTCATCGATTTCAGCCAGGATGTCCTTGCACTGGGCATGGTAGGAAACGATCTCATCGTCGTACTGCTTGTTTGCCGCCGCGATATCGATGGCTACCTGCTTTGCAAGGGACAGTTTCCCGTTTTCCTGAACCTCATAGGCTACTTCCTGTTCCTGCAGGTTCTTCACCAGCCGTTCCCGTTCGGTATCCGACATGCCGATATACTGCGTCTCGAACTCCAGCCAGCGGTTTTTGATATTCTCTACCGATTTTTCATGGTCTTTCTCAATTTCATAGACGGCCTTTTCCGCAGCGGTCATATAGGCCGTCTGCAGATTTGCGCTTTCCCGCATGGCGTCGTTCACGGACTTGCGGGCGGAATATTCCTGCTCGATGCTCCGCTGCAGTTTCTGCCGGCGCTCCTGTTCTTCTTTCTCCGGGTCATCCTGTTTGCCGGAACCGCCCTTGCTTTTTCCTCCACCGGAATCACCGCCACCGACAGCGCCAAATACATTTTTATATTTTTCCACATCCGGCGCCTTGGGCATTTCTGTTTTCTTCACAGGATGTTTTGCCAGGTAGGCCGCCCGTACCGCCGCCAGTTCCTCCTCATCCGTGACATGGGTCTCGGTATAGGTGTCGAAAGCGTCCTCAGCTTCCATGTTGATGTCCTGCCGGTAAAAGGCCCCGTCCGCGCCACGGCGGTACTGCTGGTTCCCCACATAGAGGTCGCCGATGATCTCCTTGGATTTTTCCTGCTTGAACTCCACCAGTTTCTCAAAGGCAAAGCCGATGGCAGCCGCTACCGCGTACCATCCTCCTACCAGGTTCCATACATTTTTGGTAAGGGATGTCACTGCCCCGGACGCCGCCGCGCTGGCAGCTACCATCTTGCCCCCTGCCGCCTGGGCCGCTGCGCCCGTGGTGGCGATGGCCTGCACCTGTCCCGCCGCAGAAATCTTTGCCTGGGTGTTCATCTTCTGGTAGGCCGACCGCATCTCTGCCTCAATCCGCGCGGAAGTTTCCGCATACTTCATCTGGATCTTCATGCAGGAATCGGTGATGATCTTTTCCTTCTCGGCTTCGGTGATCTTCCGGGCATTGACTTCCCTGAGCATCAACTGCTCTTCTTTTTTCTGGGCGGTTTTTAACATGTTCAGCCTTCGGGTTATGGCCGCTTCCTGGATCTTGGTCACACCCTCCATCGCCACCGTGGCAGAACGGAATGACCCGGCCCAGTCCACCGCCTTCTGGATAGCCATGAGGGCCTTGTAGGTCACCATCAGTTCCACAAGGCTTGTCCCGAAGGACACGATCCCTTCCTTGTTTTCCGCGACCAGCCGTGCGGTCTCCGCCAGCCCTTCGGTGATGCCCGGAAGGTATTCTGCCACGATGGGGGCAAGCAATGCGCCCCCTGCCATGGTGAGCTGTCCCAGCTGCGCCTGGGTCAGCTGCAGCTGCCGGTTGATGTCCGACATCTGTTCCGGGTCAAGGCCGACGCCCTGAATCTTGGATGCGTCTTCCGCCGCCTCACTGTATTTCAGCAAAGTCTCGGTCAGGGCCATGCCCCGGACACCCAGGGTGTTCATGATAAATTCCTGCCCGTACCCTGCCTGGGAAGCTTCCTTATACCCCCGGGCAAGATTCATAACCTGCTGGTTGAGAGGCAGGAGTTTCCCGGCCTGGTCTGTCAGCGATACCCCTACCGCATCCAGAATCTCACGGGTCTTTTTTGCGTTCTCGCTGTTCCCGGAAATCGTGGAATCCAGCCGTGCCATGGCCGTGGACGAGGCATCCACATCCCCGCCTGCCAGCTTGACTGTCTTGGAGAACAGGGACGCTTCCGCCGTTGTGATATGCAGTTTTTCCGCCAGGTCATTGACGCTGTCCCCGGCTGCCACCGCGCTGCTGATGAGGGCGGTCAGGCCGAACCCGCCGCCCAGCACCACCGCCGCCGTATTGAACTTGCTGATCAGGTTCCCTACCGTGGCCGTCGTCCCGGTCACCGCATCGGTGAATCCCGATACCGGGTTCGGGGAAAAGGTTCTGTCGATATCTTTTTTTGTGGCCCGCAGCTCTTTCCGCAGGCCGGAACTGTCCGCCCCGATCTTCACCATCAATGCAGAGATTACTGACATATCACTCACTCCCTAACGCCCAGGCGAATTCCGTTTCCAGAACCTTCCTGTCTGCTTCTTTCTTCTGCTGCCGTTCCAGCGCCTTTCGTTGTTTTACTTCTTCCGCCTTCCCCCACAGGGGCGCAACGATATCCTCGATATCTATCGACGCTCCTTCTTTCACATACGGGGCGATGAGGTACGACAAAAAATAAGCAGTCCGGTAATCCTGCTCCTGTTGGCGTTTTACATGCGCTTCCAGCAGGAGCCTGAACTCTCCGGGCTGCATCTGTTCATATTCATAGGGTTTGATTCCAATCCGGTAGGCCAGAGGTTCTGTTTCCCTGACCCATTCCGCCACGGAGGAAAAGGAGATCAGGCTGTTGCCTTCGCCGTCTCCAGCACCTTCCGTATCTCCTCCAGCTTTGCCGTCCGCCCCTCCGTAAAAAGGTTGGTCGCGTCGATGGCCGCCAGGATATGCGCGTTCAGCATATCCAGCGTCCCGCCGTTATCGCAGAACCGTTGGATGAAATCATAGGGATCCGCATCTTCCGGTTCCTTGTCCTGCAGCCCGTACCTGATGCCCAGCTGCGTGAACTGGATGGTACACAGCCGCAGGGTCAATGCCACGTTAGGCGTGAACAGCAGGTTCAGGGAATACCCCAGTTCCTGCTCCATCTCCTTCAGGCTGAGGATGGTGAAAAGCAACCGGCAGTTCCGGTCGCCGTTTTTGAATGTGATGGATTCTTTCATCGGTTAGTTCCCTCCCGAGGCGGCGGTAATTTCCGAGATTTCCCCCACGCCTTCCAGGGTCGACTTGATGGTGGCGATACCGTCATGGGGATTGTCCCGTGTGAATTCCGTGATATACGCCCAGCCGATCTGGTAGGACTGGTCGGGGTATACGAACTTCGCATGGACCTGCTTGCCTCCCCGGAAACAGTGTTCCATGATCTGTGCCCCTTCGTCGCTCATGATCTGCAGCCCGTCAAAGCTGGACTTCCAGCTCTTCAGCCCCGGCTTGTTGGCGCTCCATCCGCCAGAGCCTTTATGGGACGCGTCCAGGGAGTTGGCGGTCATCTCGATGGTGGAGTTGCGCTGCCCACCTACCAGGGCGAACACCTCCGATGTGCCGCTTCCGCTTTTTCCCAGATACAACAGGACGTCCTTGCCGGCTTCGGCGATCCCGGTATCCGGGTTCTCCGGCAAATTCTTCAATTCTGCTGCTGTCAGTTTACTCATTGCTGTACCGTTCCTTTCTGTAATGTAAAGTTCACTGTCACCGTGCCGTGGTAGCCCACCGTCGTTTCCGGGTAGGTCTCCACCAGTTCCAGCTCCGTATCGATAATGTGATATCCCTCGATTTCCATATCACTGCCATAATAGGAAAGCAGGATGCAGATGTCGTTCAGGATATCGTTCAGCTCCCGTTTCTGATTCCCGTCCGCCCATACCTCGATGGAAGCGGTCGCCTGCCAGATGACTGAAGTCTTGTTCCCGACGGGACGGAAATTCATCGCCCCAAGGGTAATATACGGGAACGCGCCGTCTTCCGGCACATCCCCGTACACGTTATGTTCCTGCCCATCCTTGAGCAGTTTGAAAATCGCCGTCCGCAGGGGTACCTGCGGGATGTCTTTTACCAGTATCATTTCAGCGCGTCCTCCATGGATTTCACGATCTTCGGCCACACCTTATCCGCCGCCGGTTTCAAAAAAGGCTTCTTCAGCATCCGCCCCGTACCGACCGCGCCCCTCGCCCAGACGGTCTTTCCCTTCCAGGTAAACTTCAGAACTTTCTTCCGCCGGGGCAGCGTGACCCGCAGATTGGAGCCGTATTCTACCAGTGCGGAATGGGGCGCGGTCGAGGTGACGACGCCTTCCCGTTCCCCGTTCACCAGCGAACTTTTCACGCCCTTCCGCAGTCTGCCTGTCGGCCCCTTGGGCGCCAGTTCCACCGCCTTGTCCCGCACATCCCTCGTGCCGTCGGCGATGACCTTGCGAATTTTCTTCTGTTTCTCCGCATCGAACTTGTCGATATCCCGGACGGCCTTGGAGATAACAGACCCCATGTTGACTTTTATGGTAAAGGCCGTCATGGCTTTATCTCCTGGGTGGTCAGCACATATACCGCCGGGTCGGAGCGGTCCACATCGACGATTTCATAGGTGTGTTCCCCTTCCCGGATGCGCCATCCTTTCTCAATGACCCTGGGCCTTATGCGGATGCCCTGGGTGACGACCACCGCCGCCCCGTCATCCGCGACAGTCCCGGTGGAGACCCGCTGTTTCAAAAATTCCGCCCAGGCCTTTCCGTCTTCCGCAAAGGTGACCGGAGCGCCCAACCCAACATCCACGCCCAGTACTTTTTTCAGTATTGTCACCCGGTGGCTCAGATAGCCGATTATCATTTCTCAGAACGCCTCCTTCCTCACCCCGAACAACAGGGAACGTAAAGTCAGGGTCAGGGCGTGATGGTCGGCTTCCTCCCGGTGTTCATACAGGTACGCCACCGCATACAGGGCGGCTGTTTTGGCGGTCTCCCCCAGCGATGCAAATTCATCCGGGTCGTCGATGCGGGCCACATCCATGCAAAGTTTCTCCGCCGACTGGGACAGGCCCGTAATGAGCCCATCCTCCTCGTGGGTATCCACCCGCAGGTAGCCCTTCACTTCATCCAGTTCCAGAAGCATGACCATCACACTTTCCGTCAGGATGCCTTGACCTTCAGGAGCTGCACAGCTTCCGGCAGGATCAACAGGCCGTCCACACGTTCCTTCATCACATAACCCACCATGCCGTTCCCGGCGAACAGTTCTTTCAACACCTGCAGGGAACGCTGGCCCCGGTCACCGATGTTGTAATAGCTGAAATCACCGAAAGCCAGCGCAACTTTTCCCGCTGCCAGTTTCGGCGCATACTGGGAGGTACGGATCTCATAGCCAAGGATACGGTCCGGTTCCCCGCCCTGCAGGGAAGGCTGCCACAGGTAGTTCCCGTTCTCATCCTTCAGCTTGCGCAGCACTGCCAGTGTACTGTCGTTGGTGATGAAGGATGCCTTTTTACGGTACGGGCGTTTCAGCTTATAGACAAGGTCGATGACGTCATCTGCCGTGATATCTACGGTATCGATGGTCACCCCGACCTTCGCGTCTTTGAACAGCCCCGTAGGTTTCCCATCGCCATCACCGTTCAGGAACGCGTCTTCCTCCGCATTCGCGATAGCCTTGCCGAACTGGGCGATGATGTAGTCTTCCAGCTGGAAGGCATTATCGGCCAGAAGTTCCTCGGTAATCTTGATAGCCACATGCAGCTTGTGGGCGTCCAGCAGTTTCTGGTCAAAGGTCGCGTCGCCAAAGGTCAGTGCGCCGCCTTCCTCGACCCACAGCGCCGCCGGTTTGGTCGCGGCGATATTGATCTTGCGTTCCCCGCTGGTACGGATGGTCGTTGCCAGCCCGCGCAGTACGTTCTCCTCTTCCAAAACATCCACCAGGCGCTTGTCGTATTCGTCCGGCACCAGGTAGCCACCCGCTTCATCAATGCCTTCCTGCAGGACATTGGAAACTTCTCGGAATTTTGTACGGATCGCCGTAAATATCGCCTTACGGTATTCATCGGATGCGGTGCCTTTCTTTTCCGGTGCTCCCGGATTCCCTACCAGAGGCTTGCCGACAGGCATAGCCAGCTTTTTATCCAGCTCCGCCTGTTTTTCCAGCCGGTCGATGGTCTTGCCCATTTCGGCAATGTCCGTTTCCATCTTCTCATAGGCTTCCGCATCGGCAGCAGCCATCTTGCCGTCCTTGTCGGTATGTTCTGCCAGGAACTTTTTGGTTTCTTCCCACAGGGCAGCGCGTTTGGTTCTCAGTTCGTTAATGTTCATAGCCATAGTTTTTCCTCCTCAATGACTCAATAAAAAAAGCCGCTTCTGCAGCGGCGCAACGGCAACCCGCGTATCGGGTTCCGGTTCTGGCTTTTCGAATTTCCCTAAAAACGAGTTCAGCACGAGGGTCTTTGAGAACAGCATCGCTTCCGGCTCTTCCGGTTTTCCGGAGCCGTCCGCGTAAAGGATGTCATCCGCAAATCCCAGCTCCACTGCCTTTTTGGCATTGAACCAGGTCTCGGCATCCATCATGTGCGAAATCTTCGTCCGGGACTGGCCCGTCTTCAGTTCATAGGCGTTGATGATACTCTCCTTGATCTCCCCCAGCATATCCATGGCCTGCTGCAGGACCTTCTGGTCACCCATGGCCACGGTCATCGGGTTATGAATCATCATCATGGCCACCGGGGACATTGAGATCTTATTCCCTGCCATGGCGATGACCGAAGCAGCCGAAGCCGCCAGCCCGTCGATACGGACATCCACGTTGCCTGGGTATTCCATCAGCATGTTATAAATCTGGGCCGCGGCGAACACATCCCCGCCGGGAGAGTTGATCCATACGGTGATGTCCCCCTCACAGGACGAAAGCTCATCACAAAAAAGACCCGGTGTGACTTCATCGCCATACCAGGTCTCATCGGAAATCTGCCCATTCAATACCAGGATGCGGCCCCCCGTATCTTCATTCCGCACCCAGTTCCAAAATTTTCGTTTCATTGGTTGTTACCTCCGTTATTTTCTTTCACCTGCTGCCGATTGGCGAACAGCCCCGCGTCCTTTAGCTTGGTCATGTTCCCGTTGACCAGATACAGGTTGCCGCCCTCTTCTTCCGATATCGGGTTGAGGTTCTCCATCTCCCGGATATCGTTGGCGGAGAGCCAGCCATTTTGCCGTCCCACCGCATAGCCATTCATCCGGCTCTGGTAATCACCCCGGAGCAATCCGTCCACATTGAACTTGATAAAGTAATGGGCTTTCTCACCCGGAAGCAGGAGTGCTTTATGCAGTGCCTGTTCCCAGCGGATCACCCAGGGGTTCAGGGTGTACTTCACAAATTCCAGGGACTGCTGCTCAATATTGGAAAAACTGGATTTTTCCAAATCCCCCACCATGTGGGGCGGCACCCGGAATATCCGGGCGATCTCATCGATCTGGAACTTCCGCGTCTCCAGGAACTGTGCGTCATTGGGCGGCACCGACATGGGTTTGTAGGTCATGCCCTCTTCCAGCACCGCCACGTTGTGGCTGTTCTTCCCGGAGAACTGCGCATGCCAGCTCTGCCGTAGCTTTTCAGGGTCTTTCACCACGCCGGGATGTTCTAAAAGTCCGCTGGGCGTTGCCCCGTTAGCGAAGAAGGAAGAACCGAACTCCTCTGCCGCCATGGTCATGCCGATTGCGTTCTTTGCCATGGCAATCGGGCTATAGCCGATAAGACCGTCATACCCAAGGCCGGGGATATGCAGCACCTGGTCGGGCCGGAGCTTTACCTCCTCGTACCGCTGTTTCCCGCCAAACTCATCCAGGTAGCGGGTGTAGGTGTAGACAAGCTGTCCATCCTTGTCCCGGCTGACATCCATCCTGTCCGGCAACAGAGGATACAGCCATTTCACCCTGCCGAACCCGTCCCGGATGATCTGGGCATAGGCATTGCCGTATAAAAGCAAATGCCCCATGAGGGTCTCCCGGAAGATGAAGCTGGTCATCTCCGGGTTCGGCTCGTCATGGAGCAACGGGTATAACGGATGGTCTGCGGCCATCTCTTTTCCTTTGTCTTTATAGCGGTACACATGCAACGGCAGTCCCGCAATGGATTCCGCCAGAATCCTTACACAGGCATACACCGCTGTGACCTGCATAGCCGTGCGTTCGTTCACGGTCTGCCCTGCTGCGCTCCTGCCAAAAAAGTACTGCATGGAACCCATGAGGGTGTTTTGGGGTTTGTCGCGGGAATGGAAGAATTTCTCAAAGAATCTGTTAAAATTATTCATGTTTCCTCCAAAATACGGACGTAAAAAAAGCACTTACCTTTTAGGTAAGTGCAAAGATGTA